CACTAGCCAAACTAGCCAGATTTTTCTTTTCAATAATATTCTGCTCAACAAAACAATTAACGTTTATAGCCTCGTTTTCTGTTTCAATATTTTGGGTAAAATACCAGCCATACTTTGTCCGGCCGTCAGCCCCTGAAGAATAACCGGTCGCAAACCCAGGACTGCTTGTACCTGATATCGCCCCAGCCTCAATTCTAATCCGCCCGTTACCTCCATTTCCGCCTTTACCTGTTGTAACCAGCGTGCCATATTGATCACCAAGGCCTCCGGCTCCACCATTCGAGTGAATCAAATTTGTGCCAATTGTAGCGCCAAGCAAACAAACAATAAATACCGTTCCTCCTGATCCGCCACCTCCACCGCCAGCTCTGAAACTGGAACTGTAGGCTTGTGCATCCTGTCCATCATTTCCATCACAATCTATCTCTCCGCTCATAATAAATAATTTAGTTTGAATCCTGATAATACCTCCGCCAGTACCACCTGACCCTCTATGCATTTGGATTCCTGAACATCCACCTCCTCCGCCTGACCCTTTGCGGTACTCAATTGCTTCATTTGATAATTCAGCATCATTATATGTGGTACCTCCCTGGCCACCATTAGATCCACCAATAAGACTTCCTCCACCACCACCAGAGCCATAGCCCCCTCCTCCGCCTCCGGCACCTGAATTTTGGCCGGTGGAATGACAAACTCCACCACCGCCACCGCCTCCGTTTCTCAAATAACTGCTATATCCCAATCCCTGATCTCCGCCCGGGTAACTTGTACCTTGTCTGGCATAATAAGTTGAATATCCTCCGCCTCCATGGCCTCTGCCTTTGGCGGTTAATTTACCGCCTGCTTCAATTTCAAATGTTCCCTGGCACTTAATATCAAAATTACCGCTGACTGTTATTGTGTGGCCGTTTTGAATTAAAACACTGCTAAAATTTTTCTCACTTGACCATGTCACATTACCGGAACTGACAAAATCACCGTCACTGCCGTCTCCCAGGTCCGGAGCTATTGGTCTGACATATTTGCCATTACCTGTGTCCAAAACTCCCAAATATTTGCCGATTAATGAGCCTAATGGATAGGAATAGACCAAATTGGCCGTCATGGTCAAAATATCGCCATTTATTGACTGAATTGTGGCTGTCTCAAAGGTACTATCACCGTCATAGACAATAATCATCTCACCAGCGCTAAATTGCGAACCGTCACCGACTTCTACGTCTGCCTGACCGCTTAATGCTTCAGCTGATAAATTATCAAATAATTCATCCAAAACTGAATTGTCTAATAAATTGTCTTGTTTTATTCCTATTAACTGTCGAATTGGCATATTTAAAAAATTTAAGTATAAAAAGCGGCCGACATAGACATTGATGTAGATGTGATACTTCCAGAAGTTGAGATAGTTATTGTTGAGCCACTCCAACTAATAGTTACACCGCTACTGCTATTGCCAGATGAAGAATATAATTTACCTTCTCTGTGAGTTGCTGACGTTCTCCCGTTTTTAGCTAGAACTATTTGACTATGATGTTGCTCTGGCCACCCAGTCGGATACCAGGAAAAATTAATAATGGCAAAATTTGCACCAGCTGGCACACTAATACTTGACCCATTACCTGAACTTATATATTCCCAATGGCTGGTCTGGTTTAAAGTAATGATATTCTGCGCCAAATTCCTGATCGCTTTTAAAATGGCATTTATTTCAAACGCAAATAGCTTTTCTTGTTTTTGTTTATTGTTTAGACTCATACCCTCTGTATTTAGCAATATTCTTCTTTTTATTTTTCAAAAAAAAGACTGGTCTGTTTTCCTTGTCAAAAACCTCTCTTATACCATCAAATTCAGCTTCCTGAACTTCATGCTGTAAACTTAGCCTGCTTACGATATCGTAGGCCTCCAGCTTGTCTTTTACATTAATTTTAATATTAAGAATCATACGCTTATAAAAGTATATTTCTGACTGATAACTAAAACCGTGTTATTATCTTTTGCCCAGTTTAGGCCAGTCAGATGCGACCATAGTTTGCCGGTGTTAGGATTTCCATCCCCATCAATAACATTGCCGAATTCCGTGTAAGTGCCGGAACATTCAGTCTCTGTAAAAAAAGCCGTCAATATAACAGCATTAGAATTATCCGTACCACTGGCCATGTCATTACGGTAATCTTCAGTAATAAGCTGGGTGTCACTGGCTGAAGCTGTGCCTGATCCGGTTCCGAGTAATGCTTTATTAATGTGGCCTGTATAAGTAACATCACCAACTAGCCTTTTAATCAAGGCATTAAATCCACCGTTGCAAATCACGTTAAATCGCCGCTGTTCCTGTACCAGATCGCCTAAAATATAAAATCTCATGATACCGGGAAACATCGGCCTTAATTTTGCAATTAGCCCATTAAACAATCTGTCTTTTTTTGATAATTTTGACTGATTATAAAATTTGGCGGTGATGTCACCGATAGCATGTGCGTTTTCTTTTGTGTGTTTTTTTATAATCATAAAATTTAACTTAATTCGCCTGTATCCAGACAAAATTCTCTTTTAGGGTCAGAGTGCCCGGTGGGTACATACGGTGCTAAAACAAATATCGGCCTGACACCGGCACCAAATGGGTCTTTTTCAATTGACTCTGTAACCTCAATTGTCTGATGATCTTCCTGTTCAGTTGCTAAATTTACTTCTTCGTTAACCTGCACTGTCTGATAATCAAGATAATACTTTTTTAAAACAGCATTCTCATTTAAAGTCACCTTTTTATTCTCCCCGACCAACAGACTTTGTAAAAATGAAATCATGCCTAAAGTTTTAAGCGTGGCCAGCTCGACTGTCCATTCTCCCTCGGTAGCTGTAAACATTTTGAGACTTACCCGCATAATCAAAAAACTCTCGCTTATAGTTCTGGCGGTCAAATTAATGCTTATGGTTTGCCCCGAACTTAAACCGCTCACATACGTTCTGAATTCTCCCTCCCTGATTGTATTGGCATAAGCCGACAATTGAGCTTCGCCATATTGCTTGGCTTCCTCTGTGGTTTTTATGCTCTTATCAATTTTTTTGAATTCAAACCGGCCATAACTGGAAATACTGGCATTGTCTTCCACTTGCGCCATGATCGGAATCAGATAATACCCGCTAATCTCAATCGTTGCCCCGCTGGCTGGCGGATTAACAAACCTGACATATTTCTCGTTATAACTCCAAAGACAGTCAAAATCCTCATCACTATCCAAAAATTCTGTGCCAACAGTTACTTCAATACTATTAACCTTGACCGTCGGCTTTTTAGAAAACTTATAATCTGTAGCAAAACTCTTTTGATTTCCGTCCCCAACATGAGGCTTTGTCCTCTCGTTGTCTGATGTAATTTCTCCGCCCTCGATTATCACTACATTCCTAAGCTGGCTTAAATCATTCTCTATGCTCAAACTGTCTCGGATATAATTATCACTGCCATCCGCAATATTAAACGGTGCTGGCTCGTCATTTTTGGCAAAAAAATGAATGTCCTTGTCGTAATCGATATACCAGCTGTAATTGAATAATTCGCACAACTCGGTCAGACATTTGCTGACACTTAAATTATTAAACGCAACTACCGTCACTTCCAGATCGCAATTAACATGATTATAGGTAATGCCCATCCCAGCCAAATAATTATCCACGATGTATGTGATAATCTCATTGACAGTTTTATCCTCAAATCTGTCGATTACTAATATTCTGTCCAAATCTAATGTGTAGTCTTTGGTTTCAATTTCATAATAAACAACATCTCCCTCGCTGAAATTTCCTACCCTGATAATTTTGCCGGCAAATATTTTCTCTGTATCATCAAACACCTCGATAATATCGCTTATTTCCGGCTTATAGTCCTGCCCCTCAAAAACCTTAATTGTAAAATTGCATAAATTAGGCTGTTCATTAATATTATCCTCGATGCCGAAACTCTCCCAGTCAACCAGATTTGTTTTTTCTTCGTTGTTTATTTTGACGATTATATTCATACGTGTCCTTTGAAGCTTTAGCGTAAGAGGATCACCCTAATAAATTACTTGTCTTTAATTTCCTGATCATTAAATCACCGATTCTTTCCGCCCCTTTCCGGTCCATAATAGTATTGCCGGTAATGTTAACATTGATTATAGTTCTTCCTCCTCCAAGTTTATTATTTGGAATAATATTCCCGCTCATTCCTGGCACAAATAATTCGGGTCCCTCTTCACCTACCAGATATGCTTTAGTTGGGCTGACAAAGCCTCCTCTTGCTTTGCCACCGCCAAATCCTAATGCACCACTGATAGCACTTTTTGCGCTCTGTACGACATTTAACCTCTTAATGCTGTTAATTAATTTATCTATCCAGCCGATAACTTTTGATATCGTGGTGGTAGTGGCATCCCAAATATCTTTGAACTTTTCAATACCGGCATTAGCCGCTTCAATAATACTGGTTAAGGTCTGAATCAAAACTATCAAACTGACTTCAATAATTTTTACAACCGCAATTAATGCGCCCAGCAATATAACGCCGATAGTTTGAGCAAATACCTCCAGAAATGGCTGTAACGGCTGTAATGCCTCCCAAAGCTTCTGTAATTCCGGCAATAAGTTCTCTTTAAATACTAGGGCGATGTTATCCCAGGAATTCCTGAATATAGTTAATAAGCCTTTGTATCGCTCTACAATCTCTATCCCGGCCTTTACTGAATCAGCGAATTTGCCGGATATATCAATTACAAATGAAATAGCTGTTTTTAAGCCGTCAAAGGCTGTCATCAATACCTGACCGATTATGTCAGCCGTAGCCTTTAATTGCGGGTTAATTTCATTCTCTTCAGTAAATGCCCAGGCGCGAAAACTTTTTATAGTCTGATAAACATACTCAATACTGGGTTTCATGGCATTATCCAGCATATCGCCCAAAATAAGTTTTAAACTGACAATTCCGTCTTTAACTGAATTGGATATTTTGTACCAACTGTTCATGGCTTCACTGTATGATCCCTCCATTCTGGTTGCCTCACCAATAATGGCGTTATACATGGCCTGCGTTTTTTGAGCGTATGTCAGCTGGCTGGTTTTAATACCCAGCTGATCGGCCGCATCTTTATAAACTTTAACCAAATTCATCTCGATTCCGTACTCACTCAATAACTCCGGCCGGAGTTTGACCACCGCCTGCATCATGGCCTTGATTGCCTGATTTGAATTCTTGTTTGAAGCGGCCGCTACATCCCTGCCTCTGGCCACGATTTCCAGGGCCTGCTTTTCTGACATATTGGTCATGATGGCAGTTTTAGTTAATTCAATCGAAGTAAGCATGTCTTTGTTTTCTTCACGAATACTTTTAACCAAACTGTCAATTTGCTTTTTACTCCAGTTGTTATTCTCACCCAATTTATAGATTACCGCTTTGCTCTGCCCCAGCTGGCCAGTCAATCCAATGCTTTCCTTGATCAAACCGCCAATCCCGCTGGCTACCTTGCTGATTGTCCCGGCAATGGCATTATAGGCCAGATTACCAACCGCTACCGCCTTAGTCATGGAACCAAAAGAACTGGATGTTGTTTTTACATCACTCGACATGGAATTTAATGCCTGGCTCACTTTTTTCATCTCCGAACTGGCATTATCAACCGCTTTTAGTATAATTTGTAGTTCCTTGTTGCTTGCCATTTTGCTTTTTGTTACGCTCAATTATAAAAATTAATAGCTCATTAATAAACTCCCAGCGCTGGCTTAAGAACTCTTCCTCGGTCCAGCCCATCTCAACACAAATAAATGATTTAAGCCCAACAAAACTCAAATGACCAAATCTGACAAATTTGGCTATTTCGTATTTTGAGTTTTGGCTTTGGCTAAAAAATCCTTTACAAAACTTAAATTATTCTGAATAAACTTGATATCCTCAATTGCAAACAAATTCACATTCTCAATCGTAATCGGCAATTTCTGGTCTTTTTCATCGGTTGCATCCCAATCTTCGATTACTCTCGTAAATAAGACCAGAATCTGCTTGATTTCACTTTCCTCCTTTTCCACCGCCTCAATATCGCTGGCCAAGATCCCGTCCCTGATCTTAATAGTTATTCCGCACTTAGGTAGTTTTATATTTTTAACCTCCCTTGTATCTTTTAATACCGGCATATGTTTAATAGCTTGTGACAAGGTTAGTTAGCTTGGTTTCAATGCTTTTTGAATCACTGGCTGAATAAAAAGCCTTGAAATTAGCCGTCACCTTGGCAATTTCGTTATTATCCCCGCTGATTAGCGGTTCTCTTAATTTAATTTTGGCTAAGTCAATAACCAGCTTAGGATTGCTGGTCGCTCCGATTGTAACATCACCGTTTATGATTTCAATCCGCATCGCTTTCTGATTGCCGTTTAATGCATAATCCATTAAAACCGTATCCTTGAAATTCATCTCAATTGAGCCTTCAATCGTAAGCTGTTTATTCAGAAAATCTGCCGGTTCAATACTTCCTAGCTTATCGTCATCTTCGATGTTCTTATTAATATTTATCTCCACCCTTTTCACATCAACTGCGCTGGCACCATCCAGACCGGCCAAATCATCAGCCAATTTCAAATTAATATGCTGGCCTAAAAAGTACTTCTCCGTAATATACCCGGGCGAATTAGACTCCGCTACCCCGGCCTTACCCCTTAATGCCATCTCAAACTTTAAATACTGGTTCACGGCCGCTTCCAATTTAAATGTTTCAATTACCGAATTAGGGTAAGCCTTTTGCTCATTATCGCCCCTTTTAACCTCTACTGTGAGTGTTGGGTGCTTGGCTGACTGTAAAACTGCAAAAGTATGCTCATACACTCCCAAATCCGCGGTTTCCACGCTTCCGACCTGACCAAGCGTAGCCAAAAGAATAAGACCAAAACTCTCATCAAAAACTTCACCGGCGATTGTTCCACCGCTCATCTTTTTACTAATTTCCTGATCCTCGCTATCCTCAATTACCCCGACAGCCCGCTCACTGACCGCTACTTCGATTTTATCGTTAATATCTTCAGATAGTGGCTTTAGCCAATAGCTGGGCGCCACTTTGACCCCTCGGCTGGTTTCTTTACCAATGCCGATATTAAATTTACGTTTTATTAATTCCGTCATATTGTTGTATTTCAAAACACGCCTAAGAACAAGAACGGCATGTTCTGCTTATTTAATTTATTAATTCGTTTAGCTTCTTATCCGCCTCCTTTTTGCTTTTGGCCTTAACGGTAATATTATGCTCCGGATAATTAAACTCTTTTTGGTGTTCCATTTTCGGGACCTCCCGCCCCTTGGATTGGTGTTCCATCTTTGAGACCTTCCGTTCTTTGTTTTGGGGTTCCATATTCCGGACTTCCCGCTCTTTATCAGAATGCAAGGCCTTGTCTTCGACTTGAGATTTTTTGACTGCCATATTTTTGTTGATTAAATTATTATGTTATTTGAATTAATTTTTTACAGATTATCTCCATTTCCAATACACGCATTAACAACTCTCTGTCCTCCCAGATAAACGAACTTGCAACCAAAACATCATCACAAACTCCACCCAGCGTATCATCATTATCAAAAGCATCATCAATCTGGCCGCTTAAACTATTTAATAAATTCTCTCCCGCCTCTTGTCCTCTGGATTCTTCGTTTACTTCCTGAATCACCTGTATCTTAAATTTATAATGCTTTAAAATAGTTTTAACGCTCATTCGCTCTTTCTCGTTTTCCGTGCCTAAAATAACCGCTACCGGATAATTATCAAACTGACCCTTGTTGTATTTATAGACCTCAGCTATATCATCTATAGAATCGAGTTTATTATAAATTGCGTCTAAAATTTGACTCCTCATATACTTTTGATTATTTTCTCTAACACGCTGACAAATATTCTTCTTACTCTATACTCTGCTTTTTGAATCGTCCGGTCTACAAAAGGATTGGCCTTTGTGCCTTTGCGCATGATACTTTTTTGCAGGGCATATGGATTTATACCTTTCTTAATTGCCCAAATGCGAAGCGGCGCTCTTTTGTTTTTGACTGATACATAATGCGGTTTTGTACCTTCATGAACAGCGACAGCATATTTTTTCTTGGGTACAATAATCACACTGCCCTTTTTTAGTCTGATACCAATGCTTTGTTTTAAGTGAGCGGTAACCCCGACCGGTGCCTCTCTTTTTTCCCGTCCGGCTATAACTTTACCTGATTCTAAAAGTCCTTTTTGAATCTCACGATTGGCGGCTACCGGATACATTCTGAATGCCTCCCTGATTTCGTTTATATTTTCAATTTTTATCTCAAAGGCCATATCTTGATCCCGCTAAGCTTTAGCTTTTTGCGGGGTTAATTATTCGTCTTATAAATTATCGCTTCAATCCGGGTCAGCGCCCCTCTTTCCAGTTTTCTAATAGCTTTAACAATATATGCTTCCCCCTCACATTCTAGCTTATCAGTTTTTTTTACATCCGAATGTTCTTCAGTGTACAGCTTAAGCATTCCGGCCGGGTTGCCATCACTCAAAAGCGTATCCTCGGCCTTGATTGACATAATCGACCCTCTAATCTCACCCACTGGCTCATAGCTTTCCTTTTTATTATCCGGAGTGCTGACAAGCCGGGAAACTGATAATTTTTTGTTAAACGCAAACCTCATATTGAATACATTTTATAGCGGGAAAGAATGGATGCGATATCAGGAGATAAATGATCTTCCCAGGAAATACCGGCATCACCCAGATTTTCAGTTTTAATGCCATCACTTTTGCGCTGATTCCATAATTTGCCGACTAACTTTAAAATCGCCAATTTCAAGCTGTCAGGAATATTCTGATCCGTAAAACCTGCTTTATAACTAATCTTATAATTCAGCTCTCCACTCCTGACATTATCCAATTTCACAATCCCCTGATCTTTGTAAAAAACATAATCACTGTCTGACATTGCCACCCAGCTTCCGTCACTGTCATATTCCACGGTCAAATCTTTTAGATTTAGATTGTTGGCCAGATAAATATTGTCATCTATTTCATCCCCGTCAAAATATTCCTCAACCGAATCCTCTTTGATTTTGTTATTGAGCATGACCTCAATCCAGCTGACAGCGCCGGATATAAGCATCTCTATGACACTATCGTAGTCACTTACAGTTAAACCTATATAGCTTTTAAATTCGTCTGCGGTAATCATAATCTATAATTCGCATGTCCCGCATTCGTAGTGCGGGTGCGCGAAGCGCATAACTTATAAAATCTTAATTCCTGATCCTCTTTGCGGTTAAGGACCAGGTATTAAAACTCTATGCTTTAGAACAAATTTTTGCCTCAATTAATTTCTTTGCCAGATCCGGCTCAACTCCGGCAATTTCGCCTTTCAGGTAAGGCGTGTGAGCCTTGTTAAATTTAACCCGGGTCAGATTCTTTTTTGGCGCTTTAGTCTCCTTATCTTTTTTGTCCTTGCTACTTGCCCCATCCTGATTTTTTTTATCATCTGCCTTGTCATCGGCAGAGGAATTTTGATTGTTTTGATTGTTTCTGTTAAACATAAGATTAGATTTTTAATAATTATGTTAATTTATTATTTCCTCCCCGCCTGTGACCAATACAAGTACAGGCGAGGAGTTTAACAATAAACCACGTTTATTTTACTCCGGTCAGCTTCTTGCCTGCTTCCGGCATGGTAAACACGCCGTCAACCGCTTCTGCTACTACCACTTCTGTCTGCAGTTTGCTAATGACCTTGTCGGTATCAATAAACATCTCTTCGCCATCCTTGATCCAGTAATACCATGGGTCGAAAAACAGGATCTCTGTCTCATCCGTACCTACTCCCAGATTGGCCGGAATATCAGCGCTTTCCAAAACCGGGCGGTTAAAGATAGTCTGATCCC